CGGGTCATGATGCGGCCCCCGAGGCTTCGCCGGTTGGCGGGACAGTATGCGGCGAACACAGGTTGCGCGCCTCGCAGCGCGCCTCTTCAAGTCCGCGCACGGTCGCCTCGATATCGTCGGCAATCTGGGAAACCGCGTTGCCCTCGACCGTGCCGATATCGTGGCACGTCCCGACAATCGAAAGCGCGCTGGCATAGCGCTTGAGCGAGTAGAGCGGGTTTTCCATCTCGACGAGGACGTCCCAGACATTGCGCGCGCCGCGCTCTTGCCGATCGATCACGGCGAACACTTCCGCGTCCCGGCTTCCGGGCGCGACAGAAGCCTTCGGCGCGTCGCCTGCCACCGGCGTCAACGTCGCCTCGTGCAACGCCCTCCACGCCTTCACGACGCTTTGCAGCGCGACCTCCGCGTCGCCAACGACGCGATTAACCGCGCTTCGCCGGTTCTCGGAAATCGGCCCGAGCCCCTCAAGCATCTGCATGGACGCGCGGATATAGTCGAGCGCCGCCCAAAGATCGTCCTCCACGTCGAAAACGAGGCGGTGCAGATCGGGATGCGCCGCGGGCGCGGTTGCGGTAGGTTCAACGGTAGCCATGGCTGATTCCCCTCGGTGTTGGCTGTGGTTAGGGCCGTCCTGATGTTCACAGCATCTTGGCGGCCCGATTGTTTTGTGATATCCCAAATTCATGAGCAAGGCAATACTGGATATCCCAAAAAAACGAGGTCGCCCGAAAACAACGGGGCGCGGTGATGGCGTCATGGTGCGCCTACAGCCCCCGCAGATGGCCGCCCTCGACGCCTGGATCGCGAAGCAGCCCGAGCCGGTGACGCGCCCGGAGGCAATCCGGCGACTGATCGAAGCGGGATTAAAGGCGACGAAAGCGAAGCGATGATATGGAGCGTGACATGCCGAAGCCGCCGATAGCGCCAATCGATGAAATGGAAGGATTGCTCGATGTGCTTGAGCACAATCGGCTGGAACTTGTGGAGGCGATAGCCAGCAGCGATAAAGGGTATAATGACAAAGACATGGAAAAGCTCGCGTTGCACGGAAGCGCCATTCAGTCCGTGAGGGACGCAATCGACTTCCGAAAGAAGTTCGACGGAAAATAACTGTGCGATATGACGCGCCGCTCACTCAGCCGCGACCGCCTCGCAGGTGAAGCCGTTGGCCTTGGTCCACCTCGCCTTGCCGGAGCAAACAAGCGAGCAGAATCGGGCCTTGGGTTTATCCGACCGAAACTCATTCCCGCACTGGGCGCATGTCTGCGGCGGCCGGATAAGCGCCTGCCGCACCTTATAGGCCCGCGCTGCGCAGTTGTGGCCGCAATACTTTGTGCCCCGAACTTTCGGTTCGAACTTTTTCCCACAGACTTCGCATGTGCCGGCATACTTGGGCCTTGCTCGGGATGAGCATTGACGCGAGCAAAAGCGGGCGCGACCGTCCGTTGTCCGAAATACCCCGCCGCAATGATCGCACACCCTCGTCATCTTCTCATTGAAGGCGTCTCGCCGGGCGTCGGCGATAGCCGCAACTCTGGCCGCGCGCTCGGCTGCGTCGAGTCGCCTGCGGAACTTTCTCTGCCGAGACGCCTTCGCGTTATTGCGGCAAGAAACGGAGCAGAACTTGACGGGTTCTCCGCTGCGCGCGCCGCGTTCGCTTGGGATTGGTTTTGCGCACCGCTCGCAGAAGTACCGCTCGACGGGCGCGAAGCCGAACTGAGTGTGCTCGAGCTGCCCTTGCTCCCAAGTCGGCCGCACCGCGCCGATCCTGCGCAGCGCTTCCTCGACGACGCCAGCGGCGAACTTGTCAGCCGCGCCCCAGCGCGTGCCCTCAAGGCAAAGGCCCGAGCGCAGCCCGTGCCGGCATGCCGCCTCGAACTCGAACTTGGACGACTCGCCCAGGGCAAGGATGCGCATGACGGCGCGCGTCATCGTCTCGCGGCGATGCTTCGCCACGCGCGCTTCGTCGCGCGGCTTGTCCTTCGGCTTTGCGAGGAATGGCAAGCGGCCGTGCATGAAAGCCTCGCGTCATAGGAACAGGAAGCCCTCGGGCCTTGCGCTCGCGTCGGCATAGACGCTCACATTGCTGTCGCCCTTCGCGGCGCGGCCGATCGCCATTGCGGCGGCAACTGCGCAGTCGATCGCGTCGGCGCTGCGGTTCTTGCTAAAGCGAACGAGGCCCGTGTCGGTCGTCACCGGCCAGACATTGCCGACGCACCACCGCAACACCGGGTGACCGCCGTGGTGAAACTCGCGCCCGATGATCGCGCGCTGGAACTCGGTTATTCCCTCGGTGAAGTGCAGGCTCGATTGCGGATGCTCCACAACGGGCAATCCGTCGTCAGTCAATCGCGCCATTAGCCGGCCGGCGAACTTCGGATCGAAGGCGATCTCGCGAACGGCGAAGAGGTCGCAAAGCTCCCTGATCTTCGCCTCGATCGCCTGTTCGTCGATTACGCTCCCCGGCAGGACTGCAAGGTGGCCGTCAGCGGCCCAGCGCCGCCAATCTGCATCGCTCGTTTCAGCACGCTTGCGCAGCGTGTCCGCCGGCAGGAACGGGAACGACAACACGATGTAGCCGCCCTCGGGCTGCGGGAACGCGGCGCAGATCGCGGTGAGGTCGTATGATTTCGACAGGTCGCATCCCAGCCAACAGTCGCGGCCTTCAAGCGCGGCAAGATCGATCGGCCCGCCGCCTTCGTCCCAAACAGCCATATCAACCCAGCCGGCGGCCGAACCGTCGCCCCAGCGGTTCAAGTGCAATTGTTCGAACGCGATCCGCATGCGCGGAAGCTGGCGCGCCTGGCGGGCTTCGTCCCGCAGGCTGGCGAGGTCGGGGAAGCCGTAGGCAAGGCCGGGGTTGACGCGATGCCATTCGTCTTCATCGTCCCATTGCGCGGACGGGTCCGCCTCCCACAGCACCGGCAGGAATGACGGATCAATCACCTCGCCCGAGGCCACCTTGCGGGCGTAGGCGTATAGCTCCCAGCAAGGCCCCTCGGGCTTCTCGCCCGCCGTGGTGATGATGACGCACAGACTGCCGGGTGTCTTGCTCAGGCCGGTGCGCAGCGCGTTCCACAGGTCGAAGCCGCGCCAGACATGGAGCTCGTCCGCCAGCACAAGCGCGGGCGTCTTGCCGTGCTGCGCATCGCCGTCTGCGCTGATCGCCGAATAGACCGAGCGGGTGCGGCCGTGCTCGATCCGGCTTTTCGTGTCGCGGATGCGCGATGAGCGAAGCAGCACCGGGTCAAGCCGGATCATTTCGGCGGATTCGTCGAAGGCGATGCGGGCTTGGCTGCGCTCGCTGGCGGCGCTGATCACCTGCCCGGCCGTGATGGCTTCCGGGCCGATCGTATGCGCCAACGCCAGCACCGATCCGAGCGTTGTTTTCCGGTTGCCGCGCGGGAGTAGGACGAACACCGTCCGCGCCAGCCGGGCCCCGTGTTCGTCGCTCGGTCCATAGATTTTTTCGATGATCCGGCGCTGCCACGGCGTCAGTTGCAGCCGGCGATCCGGGTCAGTACTGCGGGGATGACGCAACAGGTCCGCAAACCGCAGCATGCGCGCGGCCCGCCCGGTCGGGTCCGGGATTGGCGAGTTATCGAAGGCCCATTCGGGACGCATCATCTAACCCCGAGTTCTGAATAGTCATCGGTCGCCTCGGGCGTGGTGTCGTCAAATAGGCCGAGCCGCTTCGCGATCTGAAGTGCAATGTTGCTCGATTGCGCTTTGGCGCTGATCGCCGGGTGCGCACGAACGCCGCCTTGCTGCGCCTCTACCGTCATGCCCTCCTTTGAGAGAATGATTTCGGCCTCGCGCACCGTTCCGATCGCCGAACAGTAGGCGCAGACAAGGCCCTCGATTTCCGGCGTCAACGCCCCGCGCCGGGCGAGCGCGCCAGCAACACGCCGCCATTCGTCTCGGGCGAACCGGGATAGCCATGCGGGAGGCTTGGGCGGTTTCATGGCGCGCGCCTCCGATTGCCGAAGCCGCCGTCATGCTTTGCGGTTTTCCGCGAATGGCAAGGCGCGCAAAGAGCGGCCCAGTTCGCCCGGTCCCAGAACAAGGACTGGTCGCCGCGGTGGGGTTTGACGTGGTCGACGACGGCCGCCGGTGCGCCACAGGCGCAACGCGGGTGCGAGCGCAGAAAGCCGGCCCGCGCCTTGTCCCAAGCCGCCCCATATCCCCGTTGTCGTGCCCCAGGGCGCGCGCGATCGGCTTCGGCCTTGCGTTGCTGCCGGCAGGCGCAAGTCGCACCGTAGGCCACCATACGGCCGCAGGAACATATCCGGGGAGCGCGCGCGGACATTAGCCGAGCACCGTGAGTTCGATCCTGATGCAAGCGCCGCGATCGAACACAGGCGCGACGCGCTGCACCGCCTTGGTCGCGCCTCGAATGATCACGCTGTCCGTGGTGACGGGGATGCGCGGATCGATCGGCGCGATAATGCCGCCAGTCGCGGCCGGCGTCTTGCCGCCTGGCCATTGCGCCCGCAAGATATGCGTCGGGCTGATGATCAGGAAAAACTGTTGCTGTGCGATTGCCCCAATCAATTGCTCGACCGTGAGCGGCTTCACGATCGCCGGAACTTCGCATTGCACATAGCTTTGATTGGTCGTGCCGACAGTGCGGCGCAGCCATATCGTCTCGCCACGCCGGGCGAGGCGACGATCAAGCTGCGCCAGCAACGCATTCATCAGCGCACCGAGGCTTTGACGCTCAACAGCGTGTTTGCGTATGTGCCGGTCGTGACGATTTTTGCCCGGAGCGCCGAACCGAGAAAGCCGTCAACAAAGGTGTTGTCGGCGAGTGCACCGTCGCTCGGTGTCACAGGCGACGTTACGGGCGTAAGGCCGCTCAGGTTGATTTTCTTGGTCGCCGAACTCGTGGTGAATCCGAAGCAGGCGATATCGTCCCACGTCAGGCCGTTGTCATGCGTCGTCTGCACATACACCTTCGCCGATGTCCCGCCCGAGCCGTAGGAGAAGCGCGTTTCGATCGTTGCGGCGAGCGCGCCTTCAAGATCGGTGATCGGCGTCTGCGCCACGCTGTTAAGCGCCGTCGTGATCGCGAGGTCGCACAGACTGTAGTCGCCGGGGTTTCGCATTGTCATGCTCCCGCAGGTTTACGATGGTCGCCGAGAAGCCCACGCACCTCGGGCGACAAGCCGCCGGTGTCGAGGCCGTCGAAATACGAAGATGATCCCGCGCCCTCGGTGCTTTCGCTGCGAAGCTGCGGATCGCGCTCGGCGCTGTAGCGGTATTGCGAGACGAGCATGATGACAGCGCGGGCGATTTCGTCAGGCACGTCGTCAAGCGCATAGCCGGCGACGTAGCTCACGACGATCTTGCCGGCTGACCAGCACACAGGCGCGTCGGCGCTAAGCCGCGTGAGCACGCCGCTTGTGGAGTTCACCTCGTAGTCCGCAACGTCAAGAACCGTGTCGAATTCGGTGACGCTCACGACTGACGACACGGGATAGCGCGAGAGCAAAAGCGATTCCGTGACTGTCGAAAGCCGAAAGGTTTCCTCGATCGTCTCGCGCGCGAGCACGCGGTTGAGATGCTTCGCGACTGCGCAGCTCGCTTGCTTGATCCATTGCACAAGCTGTTCGTCTTCGGCGCGATCAGTAATGCCGAGCGCATCGCACACCGTATCAAGGCGTACAAGATCGTAGGAAGCGGCTGGCGTTGTAACGACGATCATTGCGCCCTCGCGCGAGTGAAGGCCCGCCGCGCGGACGCGGCGAGCCGGAAGCGGTTACGCGGCGACAGGGCGCGTCTGCGGATTGCCGAGAATGGCGATAGCCGCGATCGGACTGTTGCCGCTGTCGGCGCCAGCCGGCGTGATCGTCAAGCGCGTGTAGCGCCGGCTGCCGACATAGCCGAGTTTCCGGGTCTCGCCGTCGTCGTCGTACTGGAAGCCGGCCGCGGCTTCCGTGCCGATCATGTCCGCGTCGGCGACGGCGGTTGCACCCGACATTCCGCTGTCGTCGCTCTCTTCGAGCAACACCGTGTAGGTGGCGTTCGCATCGCTGAGCGTGCCGGTGACGATCGCATAGGTGAGGCTTTCATAGCCGAGCCGGTCAATGATCGAACCGACCAGCGGCGTAGTGCCCAAGTCGGTGTTGATGGCCGGCGCGATCACCGGCCGAATGGTGAGATTGTGTGATTGGTCACGCATGTCTGTTGCTCCTTAGGAAGCGGCGATTTTCAGCTTCCGGACTGCTTCCGGCCGCACGACGCGAGCGCCGACGCGCCGTCGGGCATGGAAGCGAGTCAAGCCGCTGGTCGCCTGCGAATAGGGATCGCGGAGCAACGAGAGCGCGACGCGATCGTAAATCCGGAAAGCCGACGCGAAGTCGCCGAAGATGATCGGGAACTTGCCGGCGCCGATGCTGTCCATATCGACCGCCTCGACCACAGGGCGACCGAGAAAGGTTTCCGGCTGGCCTGCGGCGACCGAGGGCTGCCACAGGTAGAGCTCTTCGGTTTTCGACTTGAGTTTGCGACACGTGGCGATCGTGGTGCCGTTCATCATCCACACGCCGCGCTGCCGGTAGAAGGGCGCGAGCGCATAGAAGAGGTCGAGCAGCGCATCGATGCCGTTGTGCGTGCTGTCCGTCAGCGCAGCCGCAACGCCGCCGGCCGTGTAGTTGATGCCCGTATCGTTGAGCAGGCCCAGCGGTTTCTTGACGCCGTTTCCGGTGATGAAAGCTTCGCCCTCGGCGCGGCCGAACTCTTCGGCAAGGTCGAAGGCGACTTCGGCAGCCACGTCAACCGCGGCGTCCTCAAGCAACTTGTTCGACACGTCCACATAGCAGGCGATTTCATCGATCGGAATTTCCACCTGCCCATACGCGGCCTCGGTCGCCGTGCGCGTCTCTGTTTCGCCAACCCACACCGCAGTCGGGCGGCCGGTACGGCGCGGGACGATGACGGAACCGCTTGACGTTGCGCCGACTCGCGCCGCCTGGCGCACGGGCGAAAATTGCACGATGTTCTTGTCGACCTCGCGCGAGAACTCAGCCGGCGCGAGATAGCCGCCAGCGGTGTCGTCGCTCACGCGGAGCGACTTGATTTCGTCAGCGCCCAAAGCCTCGCGGCCTTTGCGCAGAAAGGTCGTGAACGCCTTGCGCTCGATCGCTGCGGTTTCGTCTTCCGACTTCGTGCCGCCAGCGCCGGGCCGATTGACCTTCACCTCGATCGCGTCGAGGCGCTTCGTGATCTTGTCGAAGTCGCCGGCCTTGGTTTCCAGCGCACCGACGCGCGTCTCGACGGTG